TTCAATTACAGGATCAATCGTTTCTGCGGTTTCCTATTTTTTTAAATTTCTAAGTGGAATAACTGAATATTTCAGAACAAAGTCTGCTGTTGATTCTGGTAAAGTTCAACAGCAGGCAGATAATATAGTTGCAAATCAAAAAATACAAGATGAACAAAATCAAATATTAATTCAAGATAGACCAAAAACTGAAGTTATAGATAAATTAGAAAAAGGTACATTTTAAATGAAAAAACTATTATCTATATCTATTTTATCACTAATGTTAACAGGTTGTGCTAGTGTTACTAAAGAAAGAATTACTATTGCCTTAAATCGTTGTCCTGCGCTCAAACAATATACAAAAGAACAAATGATTCAAGCAGCAAATGAATTGAGATCTTTGCCTTCAGAATCACAAGTTGCATCAATGTTTTCAGATTATAGTAAATTAAGAGATGCTTGTAGAGTAGCAGAAAGAAAATTAAAAGAATTAAATAAGTAGGAGATACAATGAAAGTTCAAGATTTGCTAGATAAAGTTGGTGAAGCAGAAGTTGGATTGTGGGATATGCCACGATACAAAATTATAATTCAAGATTCAAATCGTAAAACCGTTAATGTTGAAAACATTAAAGTTGATTCTGAAAAAGAAACTATCACTATACGACTTAAATAGTGCTTGACATCACCCGAACACTATGCTACTTTGTGGATGCTCAATGAAGAGCATGTAAAACAAAGGAGAATAGTATGACAGGTGTTGATCGTGTTTATAATGCTCTGCTCTCTGGTGAAGCACTGACTGCAAAGCAAATTACTGCTCGTTATGGTCTTGCTAATCCTCGTGATGCTGTATATTCTATTCGTCAGAATGGTTATGCTGTTGCTCTGGTAGAGCATGTAGATACTAAGGGACGAGTTAAGCGTAAGTATACTCTTGATTCTACTGTTCCTTCTGTCACTTCTTATACTGTCAAGGGGATTGGTGTTTAAACACCAATCTCTTTTTTTATTATGGAGAACGATAATGCCTTTTGTACCACTTACTGCCGATACCGATATTGAATTGATTCTTAATGAACTTTGGATGTTTAATCCAAATGCAAACGGATCATATGCAACCAAACTTAAAAACCATTTTGTTAAATTGCATAAAGAAGGTACAATTAGAATTATTACTGATAATCTGCTTGAGGAAAATCGTTGGGATGCAACTTTAAATATTGACATTAAAGATATGTCAGCATATGGTGTAATTAAGCAAGTTATACAACCTTTAATGGAAAATGCAAGATTTGATACAGTTCGTATGCTAAACAATAATGTTGTTGAGTTCTGGTGGGATTGATATGCAACTATAATGTGCTTGACATCCCGATTTGCCTGTGCTATAGTATGTGCATAATCAAACAAAGGAGAAATGTTATGGACATCCATAACGGTCTTGACATTATTGATTCTCGTGATATCGTTCATCGATATAATGAGATTGTTGGTGATCCTGAGTTTCTTGATGAGGCAACTCGTCTTGAAAAACTAATCCGTCAAGGTGAAACATCATCTGAATGGGATGATGGAATTCCAATGATTCATGAGGATTTCTTTGTAGAATATGTAAAAGATCTGATTGATGATTGTTGGGATATCGCAGCAGATATAAATAAGTTCAGTTCTCAGTGGCCTTATCGTCATCTTAAGATTGATTATGATGCTGCTGCTGAAGAACTGAGGAGTGATTATACCAACATTGACTTTGATGGTGTAACCTATTACATCAGGGCATAGTCCCTGATGACTTTTCTAGTGTAGCTCAATGGTAGAGCTTTTACTTGATTGTAATGCTCTGGAGAGCCGAACAAGGTGGACGGGACTGTCTGTTAAACAGTATACGGTAGGTTCGATCCCTACCTCCAGAGCATTACAATCAAAGTTATATAAATACTTTCAGTTCGAGATAAATTGGGAGTATTTACTTTGAATAAAGGTTCAGAACGAGTCATAAAATGGAGAAGACGCACCAAACATAAAATGGTTGAAGCTATGGGAGGTTGTTGTAAATTATGTGGATATGATAGATGTCAAGATGCAATGGATTTTCATCACATTGATCCAAATGAAAAAGAGTTTAGTTTTTCATCTGTCAGAGCATCACCCAAATCGTTATTATCATTAATTAATGAACTAAAAAAGTGTGTTTTATTATGTTCACGATGTCATAGGGAAGTTCATGCCGGGATGGTTAAAGTTGAAATGCCATCTGTTTTGGATGAAAGCAAATTAATAAGTGAAGTTGAATTAAAAAGAAAATTAAAACAACAATACACAGTTGTTACTCAAAAACAAGATAGACGAAAGATATTTTTGACTGATGAACAATTGTTAGAGTTGTTGAAAGAATATGATGGTAATAAATCTGCTCTTGCCAGATACCTAAATGTTAGTGAAACTGCTATTAGAAAAAAGTTGAGTTCAATCCCTAGATCTATTTTTTAATTTGTTTTATTCGGAGATTTATATGTTCAAACTTTTCACACCAATCATTGCTTGTGCAGCATTGTTTCTATCAATTGCTCCCGCCGAAGCACAACATAGAAGGCATGGTTATGGTGGGCATTATTGGAACCATCATTCGCATTATTATAGATCACATAGACCCTACAGGCATTATCGGAGAAATAACATTGCTCCGTATGTTGCTGGTGCTATTGGTGCTGCAATCATTGGTGGGATCATCTATGATCAATATGGTCGTAGGTGTTTTCGTGAAGTTGTGGGATATGACCGATTTGGTGATCCTATAACAAGAAGAGTTTGTGAATAAACAAATAGCACATGTAGCTCAATGGATAGAGCCACCGGTTTCTACCCGGTAGGTTGTGGGTTCGAGTCCTTCCATGTGCGCCAATTCAATTCTCTAAAATAGGATTATTTAATATGCCAAAAGAAACAGCATTTGGTCGATTTGTTGCTCTCGTTTTATTGTTCGTAATTGTCATGAGCATGTCAGGACTTTTCTATTGGTAAATTAAGGGAAATGGTGTAATGGTTAGCACAGAAGGCTTTGAACCTTCTGGTCTGGGTTCAAGTCCTGGTTTCCCTACCACAAATAAATGTAAAAACAGAATTGCTAATTACAAATTATCCTATTGACAGAATATCTATTTTGTAGTATGATACCAAATATAAACAAGGATATATAATATGCTTGAAAAGATTCTTGATGCTTTTTTTCTTACTATGTTTTTTTTAGTTACGGGTATCTTAATACTTATGTTGTTAGCAGGTTTTATTCAGGCTTATCATAGCATTGTTTACAAAGTTTATAAAGAAGCAAATGATAAATGTTATGTGATGCATGGTAGACTTTTGACAACTGATAGTAAGTATATCTGTTATGGTGCGCCTGTGAATGGTCAACCCGTAGTTTATTTTGAAATGAATAAGCCATACAAGTAGAATAAGTGGGTTCGATTCCCACACGGGTTTCCAAAATATTACTTGACAAGGAATCAAAAATGTGGTATCTTGCTCATACTCGTGAATACAAGTTCATATCTTGTAACTCTTATGAACAAGCAGTGAATGAGTACTACAGACAATATCGTGATGATGATGGTTCACTCCCTTGGACCATTGAATATAAAGTTTAGGACCCTTAGCTCAATCGGTTAGAGCAACTGACTTTTAATCAGTTGGTTCTCGGTTCAAGTCCGAGAGGGTTCTCCACTCTTTTTCTATGGAAAACAATATGAAAATCTTTGTTGTTATGTCTACTGTAGACTATGAAACTTATCAAACTTTTGAAGGTGCTTTTACTACTAAAGAAAAAGCAGAAGAATTTGTAGACAAGATGTTTGGAAATGATACATATAAGAATAAAATTGAAATTCAAGAAGTTGAACTAGATTCAATGAAACGACGGATGTAGCAATTGATGATAAATATATCGTAATCCCTACCAATTATCTTTTACGATGGAGATAGAAATGAATATTAAGTCATTGTTAATTGCCACAACCGTCTGTTTGTTTTCTACAGTAGCACTAGCACAATCTGCGTTTTTTTCAACCCAAAATAAAGGTTGGGAAGTTGTCGGATATCCGCAAAGAAACGAATTGCATCCGGTTTGTCGTGGTGAAAGAAACTATAATGATGGATCGCAGTTTGCTTTAATCAAAGATTTGGCAGATGAAGAACTTTATATTGTTCTTATGAATGCAACTTGGAATATTTCTGATGCCCCTGGAAATTATACCGCAAGGATTAATTTCTATTCTGGAAATCGAGTAACAGGTTCACACATTCAATATGAACTCTTGAATAAAAATACAATTAGAATTAGAAATATAACTGCTGAGAAATTCCTGCCAGACTTTATGGGATTTTCTAGAATGGTTATTCTAATGCCAGGGACAATTCAAAATGCAGAAATCAATTTGAATGGTTCTACAGACTTGATTGCTATTATGTCTGACTGCATTCGAGTATTTAAATTGGGTAAAGGAAAACCTGGAACAAACCTTTAATTAGTATTTATATAAAATCTAAAAAGAGGTATGCGTTAAAAGCATGCCTCTTTTGTTTTTGCAGTGCATCATTTTTTGATAAATACTTATGTTATTAACAGAGGAGATAAAGATGTTTGAATTTTTCAGTGCGGTAATATTGCTTGTTTGGTTTTCCGCATATTTTTTTGTAACAACGAGTAAAAGTGAAGTTCTGAAACTAATTAAAGAATGTGAAAAGAAAACTGGACGCAAGGTTGAGTTTTACTAACAACATATGTACTTGACATCTCCTGAAAGGTATGCTATAGTAAGGCATAATGAACAAAGGAGATGTAGATGCCTAGACCAAAGGGTTCTAAAAACAAACCCAAAACTACTGCAACTACAACTGTAAAACGAACAAGAAAACCACGTGAAAAGAAAGTAGCAAATACACTGCATGTAGGTAAATCAACTTGGGTTCGTCCTACACATTATTACGCAATCATACATCAGGTTGGAAAAGAAATGAACTTTTTCACCTATACAGAAAAAGAATCAGGTGCATATGATTTGTGTAGTAAATTAAATGCAGAAACAAATAAAGGCAAATATGTAGTTCATAAACTTGCCTACAACAATTGACAATCAGGTGCTTGCATGTTAAAGTGCAAGCACCTTTTGTTTATGGAGAATTAAAATGAAAATATCATATGTGTCCGATCTCCATCTTGAGTTCTTAGACTGGCCTGATTTCTCTAATGAACCTGGTGGAGATGTTCTATTGCTGGCTGGTGATATTACTACGGCAGCAATGCTTAGACCACATAGAACAGATAAGGATGCTAGAAAGCATTCAAAGTATATGAAGAAGTTCAAGAAGGACTTGATTGATAAGTATGATGCTGTTTATATGGTCATGGGAAATCATGAACATTATAACTCTATCTTTGGCAATACTAAGCAAGAACTGATTGATGGTTTTGCTAATCTTGAACTAACAAAGATTCGGATTCTTGATAATGATACAGTCAAGATTCACGATTGGACATTGGTTGGTGCTACTCTATGGACAGACTTCTTCAAAGGCAATTCGTTTGCTATGTGGGATGTTGAAAGAAAGATGAACGATTATAAGTTGATTGGCAAAGAAGATGTCAAGGACATGAACTATTTCAATCGTACATCTAACAGGAAGATTGATGCTGAGTTTATTTTGAATCAGCATAATATCTCAAGGGCATACATTGAGGAAGTTATCAAAAATAATGATAAAGTGATTGTTATGACACATCATGCACCAACACATCTATCATTGAACCAAGAACATTCTGGTAACAGTTTAGACTTTGCTTATTTCTCAAACTTATCGGATTTGATTTTGGACAATCCATCTATCAAGTACTGGATTCATGGACACACTCATATGAATGTTGATTATGTTGTTGGTGATTCGGAGTGCCGAGTTTTATCAAATCAACGTGGTTATCATTTTGAGAAGTGTGCTTATAACTTCACTGGTTTGAGGGACATTGAATTGCCATGAAAAGAGATTGGATACATAGAAGAACACAAGATAAGACAACATTTATGTTGAATGATTATGTTATATGTTCTGCTATTGAATTTAGTATTGACCAGTATATCTTTGGTTATGTCTACAAAGATAGAATTATTGAAAGAGGAACTCTTGTTCTTGCTATTGATAGGATAATGATAGATGTCAAATAAAACAAAAGATACAATTGATAATGCCACTTATAATGCCACTTGGGATGCCACTTGGGATGTCACTGATAATGACACTTTGAATGCCACTAGAACTGCCACAATTGCATCTTGGACTGCCACTGGAAATGTCACTTTTAATGATACTAAAGATGCTATCAGGCGAGAACTAGAACATGTCAAATAAAACAAAAGATGTCACTTATAATGTCACTTATAATGCCACTATAAATGCCATTGATAATGTCACTTATGATGCCACTTGGGATGCCACTTGGGATGTCACTGATAATGACACTTTGAATGCCACTTATAATGCTACTTGGGATGCTATTGAAATGGAATTGAAAAATATCTCTTGACTTCCATCCTTCCATATGCTATAGTTACATCCTAATCAACAAAGGAACTGATCAATGACTAACAATATCGTTCGTACTCCTACTAAGGCTTCTGGTGGTATCACTGAAGAGGAGAAGATACTGCTCAAGGAGCATACCGATAAGTGGATCAAGATGATTCTACGCACAACTCCTACGGACTTTACTAAACTAAAGCCTGCTATTGAAGGTCTATATGCTGCTGCTGATCTAGCAAAGCCTATTGTTGTTCTTGCTAAGTCACCAATCCAGATGGTATTCATGTATGGTGCTGCTTCTGCCCTTCTTTCAAAGAAGAACGCACAGGATGCACAAACTGTAATGGATACTGTTACAGAAGCATTCAATGCCGTTGATACTTCTTCAGGTGGTGTTGTTTCAAAGTATGTTGAAGTATGTAAGAAACTCGCAGGCAAGAAGGGTATTTCAGAAGCAAAGCAGTGGTCAAATGTGTATCAGGGTGGTGCATATTGGGCACAGTATGATGTTTATCTTACTGCTATGCGGGATGTGATTGGTCTTCAACTTCCTGAGTATGAGAAGTATAAGTATTGGGAAGAAGCAGCCATTCATGGTACATTCCGTGTTATGCATGAGAAGTTCTGTATTGTTTCGGACTTTCCACAAGTGCTGAAGATTGATGACCAGAATCGTGCTCATTTACAGAATGGTCCTTCACATCGTTGGTCTGATGGTTGGTCACTATATCATTGGCATGGTGTATCTGTTCCTGAGCATTGGATTATGGATACCAAGTCATTGAGTGCCAAGGAAGCAATTACATGGCAGAATATTGAGCAACGCCGTGCGGCATGTGAGATTCTTGGTTGGGCAAAGATCCTGGCAGAACTTGATGCTAAGGTAATTGATACTGATGGTGATCCAGAGATTGGTGAACTATTGGAGGTTACATTGCCTGACATTGGAACTGAGAAGTTTCTTCGTGTAAAGTGTGGAACAGGTCGAGAGTTTGCTTTGCCAGTTCCACCTGATATGAAGACTGCTTTACAGGCCAATGCTTGGACTTTTGGAATGGATACGAATGAGTTTGTGGTTCCGGAAGTTCGTACATAACTGAAAAGAGAACGGGAGCAAAAATGTTCCCGTTTCTCATATGGAGTGAATGATGATTGATAAAACAAAAGATGCCACTAAGAATGCCACTAGGGTTGCCACTTATAATGCCACTAGGGTTGCCACTGAAAATGCCACTTGGGATGCCACTTGGAATGCCACTTGGAATGCCACTAGTAATGTCACTTATAATGCCACTTGTAATGCCACTTGGGATGCCACTAGGAATGCCACTTATAATGCTATTGATAGGGAACTAGAACATGTTGAATAAAACAAAAGATGCCACTTATAATGCCACTTGGAATGCCACTTGGAATGCCACTTATAATGCCACTGAAAATGCCACTAGTAATGTCACTTATAATGCCACTTGTAATGCCACTTGGGATGCCACTAGGAATGCCACTTATAATGCCACTAAGAATGCTATTGTCAGAGAACTAGAACATGTTGAATAAAACAAAAGATGCCACTTATAATGCCACTTATAATGCCACTAGGGTTGCCACTGAAAATGCCACTGAAAATGCCACTAGTAATGTCACTTATAATGCCACTTGTAATGCCACTTGGGATGCCACTTGGGATGTCGCTGATAATGACACTTTGAATGCTATTGTCAGAGAACTAGAACATGTTGAATAAAACAAACAAAATGACAAATCATATATCACATTTAGTAGATGAAAGAATTTATCACATATTGGATTTTCGTTCATATATGGAAATTGATTCTCATACATGTGGAAAGATAAATAGAATATCTTTTCCAACAGATTTTATCATAAAACAAGAACTTCACAGAGTATTATTTTCACTTGACAACATCACATAAGTAGTGTATAGTTATACCATCATCAATAAAAGATAAATGTAATAAATGATAAAATGTTCTGTAAACACATGTAAAAATAATGTTAAATCCAGAGGATTGTGTAAAAAACATTATCTATATTATAGTCGTCATAATATGTTACCTGAAAAACAACCATATAAAAGACCTAAAAGACAAAAAGAAGAATCGGTTAGGTTCTGGGAAAAAGTTGATAAAAGTAATGAAAATGGATGTTGGGTTTGGTTAGGTAATAAAAATAAACAGGGTTATGGCGAATTTATATTGGACAACAAAAAGTCTGTTAGGGCACATAGATATTCTTTTTTGCTAAGTAATGGATATATTGACAACGATAAATTTGTGTGTCATACATGTGATAATTCTAGTTGTGTAAATCCTAATCATCTTTGGCTAGGAACAGCAGCAGAAAATAATGCTGATTGTAGAAATAAAAACAGAGCAGTTTTACCTCCAGAACAAAAAGGAGAAAATCACAGTCAGCATATATTGAAAGAAAAAGATGTCTTAGACATAAGAAAGAGGTTTAACAATGGTGTAAAACAAGCAGACTTGATGAGAGAATATAAAGTAAGCAGAAATACTATATATAAAATATGTCGTAACTTAACATGGAAAAACTTAGGAGAAATAAAATGAATATTCGTCGATTTGTTAATTGTGCGGCTCAAGGTGATATTTACATCCGTCGCATTGATACACCAATTCCTGCAAATGCTGTTGAAGTGCCGCCAGTTGGTAAGTATGTAGTTGTTACCCACTCCGAGACTGGTCATAATCATGTGATGGAGAAGGAGAAGGTAAAGATGTATCAACTTCCTGACTCTATCATGGATTGTCTACTTGTTGTAAATGATCCTGTTGCTCTAGAGCATCTCCGTGATTATGATACACATGAACCCATTCTATTTGAGAAGGGAACATATCATGTTCGCCGTCAGAGGGAGTATGTACCAGAAGGATATAGAAGAGTTGAAGATTGATACTGAGAGAGTCCCGTAACTGGGACTCTTTTCATATGGAGAATTTGATGATAGGTAAAATCAATGATGTAACGGTCAATGCTATTTATGTTGCTACTAAGAATGTCACATGTGATGTTACTTTGGATGTCACTAGAAATATCACAATTAATGTCATTTTGAATGCCACAAGTGATTCTACTTTTAACGCAATTAGGAATGCTATTGATAGGGAACTAGAACATGTCAAATAAAACAAAGAATGCCATTTGGTATGTCACTAGAAATGCAACTTGGATTGCCACTGATAATGCCACTAGAACTGTCACTGATAATGCCACTAGAACTGTCACTTATAATGCTACTTATAATGTCACTTATAATGTTACTTGGAATGCCACTGATAATGCCATTTGGAATGTCACTTTTAATGCTACTGGGAATGCTATCAAAAGAGAACTAGAACATGTCTAAACCAGTGAACTTTGTGAAAATCAAAACACATAAAGTAGGCACACATTATTTCGGAACTTCAACAATGACCTTTTTGGATGATTTGACACGTGATTATTTACAAGATATAGTACTTGATAATGTAAGAGAACGAATGACAGAAGCAACATTTGATTCTCTTCGTCTTCAAATAAAAGAGACTCTGTATAATGTCAGATAAAACATGGAATGAAATTAGGAATATAACAAATAACATCGGCAGAACTGTTACTGCTGCCACTTCAAATGATACATGGAAACCTGTTTATTATTCTACTTCATATGTTATTTTACATAAAACAGATACATCAATATCTTGTATTTTGACTGCTATCAAAAGAGAACTAGAACATGTCAAATAAAATCGTAGATGATATTAATACATATAATAGATTAATTCTTGATGTATCAATTTACCGTGCTACAAAAGAAGCAACATGGTCAGTTTTATATTTTACTGATTATTTTCATTTCACACGCAGTATTCTTGATAATGTTATATTCAATGAAATTGAAAAGGAACTAGAACATGTTGAATAAAATCAAAGATGCCATTAGAATTTCGACTTGGAATTCGACTGATATTGCCACCCATCATGCTGCTTATCATATCATTGATAATTCCACTAAAAATGTTACTTTGTTTCCAGCTTATGAGGTCACTTATAATATCACTTGGAATATCACTAATAATGCCATTTATAAGGAACTAGAAAATGTCTGAATTTACTGAATTAGATGAATTAGTCAAGAACTGTGATTATAGAACTAAATTAGCAATCACTGCTTGGGTAATGGAAAATATTGTAGATAATGCTATTGAAGGTGGAACCTTTAGATATCTCATTTATAATAAGATGGGATTTGGTGGTGATGCCTATATGCCATTATATCTAGCAGGCGGTATGACTATTACTAATGAACTAGATTTGAAGGAGAAATCTAATGTCCAGATCCAGAAAGAAGACACCAATATCCGGTAACACAAAATCTCCATCCGATAAACCATTTAAAATTCAAGAGCATAAGAGAGAACGGAGAGTTGTCAAACACAGATTGACAAGTGCTGTGGACTATGATAATATGGTTCTACCTGATAAAGAGAATTTTGGAAACGCATGGAATTCACCTAAAGATGGAAAGCATTGGTTACGTAGATCAATCAAAGATAAGTGGATGAGGAAATAATGAAAAAATATAATTGGGTCAATTATCCTGAAAATATCCCATCTGTTTCTGGTTATTACATGTGTGTATATTTTAATTTAGAACAAAAATGTGATTTGTTTAAAGCAATTTATTGGAACAAAAAATGGATTCAATGGAATCCTAAAATTCAAATTGAAAATCAAGTAAAATCTTTTTTGCCTGATAGTATGGCAAAGTATTATACGACGTGTCTTTTTTGGTGGAAAGATAATTATGACAACGGATTGGTAGAGAAATATAAGGATGACTGATATTATTGAACTACTGAATAATATGAATATCAAGGATGATTTTGGATTTCCAAGAGATGATGTCAGGCAACAAGTAATTGGTGAAATCGTTAGATTGAGACTTTCTTTAGAGAGAATTTTGCTTGATGTGAAGTTCATGGTTGAAAATGATACGATACCTTATGTGCTAGATGATTTTATTTATCAACAAGCATTAGAACTAATGACACCAGAATTCATGAAAGAGTTTAATAATGACTGACATTGTAGAGAAACTAGAAAAGTATGGTACTAAAGGTGATAAATGAAACCGGATAGGAAAATAAGAAATGTTTATAATTGTGTAGTTTTTAGTACATCAGACTCAATTCAAGATGAAAAATTGTATAGTAGTGTATATTATTTAACAGATGTAATTTCTTCACAAAAAGTTTTATCTATAGCAACTATAAATTTGCAAAACATTGTTAAAGATATGTTTAAGAGCATTTCAAATGACTGATATAGATTCTCTTATCAAGAAATTGATTAATATAGCAACACACAATTCAGTAGTAAATTCAACCGATTCAGTCACATATAATATGATTATGACTATTACACATCAAGCAAGTTATCTTGGTACACATAATCCTATAAGAGATGCTATTTATAGTGAGATTTGGAATGATCTTGAAAGGAATGCGAAATGAAAGACATAACAATGTCAGGTTGGATTTTCTTTATTATGTTGTTTGTGTTGTTTGTCTTATTGATCAAGGATGTATTATGAATAGAGAAATGTGTAATAACTGTAAATTCTGGGAACAAGACTTGGATAGGGGTAAGTGTAGACGGTTTCCACCCCTACACTGGTTTGTGGGTGGAAAATGGGAACAACCAACAACAAACTTTAATCAATGGTGTGGAGAATATAAGCAAAATGAATCTTCAAGAAAAAGTTGATCTTGCGTATGAAGAAGGCAAGAACGCATATTATGATGGTAAGAAACCAGAAGATAATCCATATACTGGCATAGACCAAGATTATGAATTTGATGCCTGGAAAGAAGGATATTACAATGCCGCATGGGACGATTGAAGGTTGAACAAAATGAAAATTCATAAGTTTGAAGTTTATGTTCTGGACTTTGAAGATTATGGTCCAAATGAATATAAGAACATCATTGAAAATAAAATTGATTTTGTCAAAGTGTTCGTTCAAGGTTCATCAAAAAAAATTAAATGGACAGATGAACATGAATTAAATAAGAATACTGCTACAATTGAAACTTGGAGGAAGTATGTGATATGAATGATTATCAAAAAGAATATTGCTCTATGATTACATATAAAGTAATTCCCAGAGATTCATATGTTCAATTGACAGGTAAAGTGATAGATGTCGAAATTATCATTTATCATATTGATGAAGAAGAAAGTCCTATTCTAACAGGTAGACTTGATTGGCAAGATGGTCTACATATCTGGCAGGCAGAATGTATTGATCCTTTCACATGGTCAACAGTTGCCAATCAAATGCTCTTGGCAATGAAAGCAGCAAAAGAACTGATAGATCCTGTGACATATTGTGCTGGTGAACCAGAATGAGTTACCATATCTTTGATGAAACAACATCTCAAATAAACAAAATATTTCATGATGTTTTAGATAAAACAGAAATAAATTATGAATTAGAAAGATTGATGGGTTTAAGAGCATCACAATTTGTTGGTATCTTTATTGAAAGAAATGTTTATGATGCTATTAATATGGAATTGAAAGATGATCTATAAAGATATCCTTGATAAATTAAAGTCAGATTCACAGATAGTTGAACTTGCCAGAAAACAAGCAGCAAAGTTTGATGATCCAGATAAAACAACTTTCAATATTCCATTATACGAAAGTCTTATTGCTGCTTGTGTAAATGAGACTTGTCATCAGATGGGATTAGCATTATCAGAGACAGAAGAATTTCGTAAGATTCTGTTAGAGAATATGGAGAAGTTGTGATGAATAGACCACCATGTAAAGAATGTAATGGAACCGGTGAAGTTGTCTTCACTAAAGAACGTGGTGGTCCTGTCTGCAATAACTGTGGTGGTAATGGACACTTGACAGATGAGATAATTCAGCGTACAATGGCATCTATCATGGATCATCCATCAGTGTATATGGGTGGTCCATCTCATGGTAACATGAAAAGAGCACAGAAAATTATTGATTTCTTGAAGAAAGAAGGTTTGCTATGATTTTGAATAACATGATGATTATTGATCGTAACAGGGTTGAAGAATCAAGAAGAGCAATTATTATGTTTGACTATGTGATCATTCGTGAAGAAGATAATACATATACTTTCTTAAAGAACAGACATAACGGAATTAACTATTCAGGATTGTCTGAATATCAGTTGAATGAAAAACTGAATGATATTGCTATTGGTATTATACCCGAAGGAATAGATAATGTCTGAAGATACCTCACTAAAATGTATTCTAGCAGTTTATCTGTTTGTATTATCATCCGTTGTTTTTTATGGTGTTGATATTATTATACAACACTTGTTTCATAAGAATATTGACTGGACTAAATACATCAGCAATGCACTATCTCATGGTTTTATGGTAGCATTTGGTGCAACACAAGGATGGTCATACTGCAAAGACTGGTATGAAGGAGAAAATAATGGATAAAGACAAACAATTAACAGATGAACAATCTTTTCATGAACATCTTCTTAATGTTTTAGATTATGATCCTAATACCGGCATTTTTACTTGGAAAATTGAAAAATCAACTGGTGGTGCTAGAATAAAAGGAAAAAGGGCAGGTTCAATATATTATAAAGGTTATAGATATATAAAGATAAACAAAAAAAGATATAGAGCAGGACGATTAGCTTTTTTTTATGTTCATAAAAGATTTCCTAAAAATACAATAGATCATATAAACAGACAAAGAGACGATGATAGAATTGAAAATTTAAGAGAAGCAGATTTCAATATTCAAAATAAAAATAGGAAATTTAAAAATGGAAAAAAATAAAATTCAAGAAGGATGGTTATGTCCTAGATGTGGTTCTGTTAACGCACCACAAAAAGATAAATGTCAATGTATTAAGACAGAAGATACTGATAAAGATACTCGTCAACTATTGGTGGAATAATCATGAAAACCGTGAACCTAGACATTCTTGAACTTATTGAAAATGAAGATGGTACATGTGATGTCAAATTTGAAATGGATGAAGACACAAAATATGCACTTGTTCAATATGCACTAAAGCATATCATCATTGAAGCAGCAACTAAAACTATAAAAGAAAACACAACAACAACGGACAGTGAAAATGGAAACCCTCAATTGTTGGTTGATTAAGAACCAATGGAAGTTGTCGAGTTTACTAGAAATTACTTTTGTATCAATGTTATTCATAATTAATAGAGCAACCCAATGATAGAAACTGTCGTTGGGGTTTTTTATGTTTTGGGTACTTTTGTATTGACAATGATTTGTCTCATCTGTATAATCATAAGTGTCTATGAAATGAATAGTAATGGAGATAGAGATGAAAGAATTACTAGAAGAGATTCAGATAGCATCAAATAGAAATCCTGATTTATCAATATTAGACTTGATTGAATATGTAACAAACTTCAAATATCCAACAAGGAAAATGGATAGTGACTATTTTCGTAATAGTTGTTCTAGATTTGAAGATGATTTTGTTAGAATGACACCGAAATATCATTTAACAAATTATGATATCTTAAGAGCATTTAAGACTTATAATAAGACAAAGTAATGATAGATAAACAAACAATAATAGAAATACTGGTTGAATCAGAATCAATTCAACCAGTATCTAAGAATGATATCATTGCAGAAAAACTATTATCCCTTATTCAAGATGAAATTAATGCTGCATATCAAGAAGGATATGATTCTGCACATTTATGGTGGGATAAAGATTCATCAGAATACTATAAGTAGTTACTTAACGTATTTCTGAATTCTTTCATATAGTTCTTTTGCTGCTCTCTTAACTTCCTCTGGTGTTCCATCTTTTGGATTACCAGTTGGATAATTAACTACATTTCCGTCACTATCAAATGTAACGGTTTTGATATCAGGTTTATTCTTATTTGATATTTCAATATTTCTGAATGATTTAAAAAAATCAAAAAATCCTCCAAACATTGTTTTCTCCTTTTGTTAGAACCAACTCAAGTATTTATGTTGATTTCATAAATAATAATACGAAAGGAGAAAATAAATGAGTGCAGATGATTGTATTGCAATTTTAGAAACCTCGGTATATCCTTCATGGAATGTACGAGAATATAGGGTTGAACATTGTCAAGCAATAGATAATGTTCAGATTTCTCCATATTACGTATTTCATTATTTTAAAAAATCTCCTACATTTGATACTTTACAAGATGCCCTTACATATGCTAGACAATTAGAAAAAAGATTTGGTCCAACAGAATATGGTATTCTCAAAATTACAAAGTATAGTAAATTCATGTGGGAAGAAATATATGAATTGGTACAACGAAAGGTGAAATAATATGATTACAATTTATACAAGAGATGGATGTTCGTTTTGTGATAAAGCAAAACAAATAATGAATGAAAATAATATGAAGTATACAGAAATGATTATAGGTGAAAATATTCAGAGGGAAGAAGTTATTCAAAAATTTCCAGGTATTAAATTACTACCTATAATTGTAAATGTAGATGGAACTCTACTTGGAGGATATGATGCTTTAGTAAAGCATATGCAACAAAAAAGTGCTTGACAATTGGATTGTGGTGTGTTATAGTATGAACATAATGATGAGAGGAGAATATAATGTTTGCTCGTGAAGAACTGCTTGATGTCCTTCGTACTGGTACGGTCAATGTAACCTTTACAAAGAAGGATGGAACTGAACGTAATATGCGTTGTACTCTTCGTGAAGCAATGATTCCAACAGAAGCATTGCCAACTGGTGAAAGCACACGAAAGAAGTCTGATGCAGTGATTTCTGTATTTGATCTTGAAAAGGATGATTGGAGATCATTCCGAGTAGATTCAGTGACATCTTATCAGGTAGAGTAATATATAGACCATAGGAGAAATCCTATGGTCTTTTTTTATATGGAGAAAATGAAATGGCAGTAGTTAGACTATTTACAGAAGAAGTATTTGGAACAGATTCACAAGAGTATGATATTCTCGTCAATGCTGTAAATCAGATTAGAGGAGTTTCTGGGGCAGTTGTAGAAATTGGTACTAGACGTGGTGGTTCTGCCAAGATGGTCATAGATACTCTTGCAAACAACGCAGATACTAATCGTTCTATGTTCTGCATTGATCCTTATGGTAATATTGAAATCCCATGTACAAATTATAACATGGCAATTCATTATCCAGGAGTTGTAATTGAAGGTGATCCTACTTCCAAAGAAATCACATCACAACGCAGATTTGATTATACAAATGATATGAGAAATAGAACAATTCCATCATTATATTATTGTGCATATCAAGCAGGATTGAATTTCACCTTTTTCTGTTTAGAAGATACCGAGTTCTTTAAACGATATGCAGATGGCGTTCCTGTATATAACAATTTCAAGAAGATTGAAAATGAATATGCATTTGTTTTCTTTGATGGTCCTCACGATAATCCATCAGTAGAACTAGAAACCAAGTTCTTTATTGAAAGATCTGTAGTTGGTTCTGTATATGTCTATGATGATATTTGGATGTATGACCACGATAAGATCGAAACAGATTTGTTGTTTCCGAATGGTTTTGAAGTTCTGGAAAGAAGAGATATTAAGGCAAGTTATAAGAGGGTTAAATGATAGTTGGATTTACATGCGGTGCATTTGATCTTTTACATCCTGGACATCTTGCTTTATTTAAAGAAGCAAGACAACATTGTGATTATTTAATCGTTGGACTGCATACCAATCCTCAAACAGATCGTTCATACAAAAACATTCCTATTCAATCAATGTATGAACGATATGTACAATTGGTGTCTTGTAAATTAGTAAATCAAGTAATTCCATATGACACAGAAAATGATTTAGAAAACATTCTAGCAATAGAATCAATTAATGTAAGATTTATGGGAGAAGAATATCTTGGTCAATCGATAACAGGACAAAAGATATGTGAAGAGAGAAATATCAAGATTGTTTATTTAAATAGAAAACATAGTTATAGTTCAACTGAATTGAGGAAAAGAATTGAAAAAAGCAGTGTTCTTTGATAGAGATGGTGTTATTAATGAATTAGTAGAAAGAAAAGATGGTTCTTTTACTTCTCCATGGACTTTGGCAGAATTTAAGTTTTTTCCAAAAGTAAAAGAATCTTTTTCATTAGTTCAATCTTTAGGATTCATGACCTTCATCGTTACAAATCAACCTGGAGTAAAAGATGGAGATATGAGCAAAGATGAACTTGATCTTATTTGTGATATGTTAAAATCAACTCTACAAATTGATGAAATCGTTTGTGCTTTAGATAAAAGTTCAAACGATTACAAACCTAATAATGGAATGTTTGAATATCTTATCAATAAGTATGATATTGATAGAGACAATAGTTATTTGATTGGAGATAGATGGAAAGACATTGTTCCAGGAAATAGAAGTGGTTTGAAAACCATTTTTGTTGGGAATGAATATAAGTATTCATGTCCTCCAGAATATGATTTCTGTTATCCTGTTTATAAAACAACTAATATATACAATGCTTGTCATACAATTATGGAGATAGAGAATGCAAGATAATTTTGATTTGATGGAAACAAATGAAATTTCTAACTCAAATGCATCAGGTGGAACTGAGATGTATATGAGGTTTCTATATGATGGTCATATTCCTCGACATCTATTAGAAAATGTTCAAATCATTCCAAGTAGATTACGACAACTAAAAGAAGATAAAATACGAATTTGGTTTGAACATAATCTACCAAATGATCCAGAAAGTAGAAAACCTTTTGAATCTGAAGAAATGAAAAACAGTTTTCATAAAATGGTGTTTTTATCTAATTGGCATTATAATACTTTCGTAGCAGCAATTGGTGCACCATATTCATCACAATGTAGTGTTATAGAAGGTGGTATGCATTGTATAGATTCATATGAAAAAGATCCTGAACTACCAAAGAAACCAGATCCAAAGAAAGTAGTGAATATATCATATCATACAACCCCACATCGTGGATTGGAATTGCTGGTTCCTGTATTTTTGAAATTGGCAGAAGAAGATAAGAACATTCATCTTCATGTGCATTCTTCTTTTAAAATGTATGGTTGGGATGCTAGAGATCAACAATATGAAAAGTTATTTAATATTTGTAAAGATCATCCACAAATAACATATCATGGATTTACAAAGCATACTGATTTAATAAAAGAATTGAGAGATAACTATCATATTTTTGCATATCCAAATATATGGCCAGAAACCATGTGCAGAGCATTGCTTGAAGCAATGTATTATGGTATGGTATGTGTTCATCCAGACCTAGCAGCATTACCAGATACTTCTGGTGCTTTGAATAAGTATATGTATAATGGTTCTGAGAATCCTAATGAACATGCTGGAATTCATTATTTGAATCTTAAACAAGCAATTGAAGATGTAAGAAATAATGACCCATCTCATATAGAATCATTAAAGTTTATTCGTAGATATATTCAAAATAGATATAATACAGAATTTGTTTATAGTAAGTGGATACGAATTCTAGAAGAGTTGAATGCTAAGTATCCTACAGCAGAATCAAGAGCACTTCCAACCAAATATTTTGTTTATAGAACTTGAGGATAATATGAAAACAGTTTTGATTACTGGTTGTTGTGGATTTATCGGAAGCAATCTTACATTAAGGTTGCTTCAATCTAACATCAGAATTATTGGTGTAAGTAGATTTCAACCAATGCATGAAAAAATTCTTCAAGAATTAAATGAATACAATAATTTTAAATTTTATGATATAGATTTGTCAAAACCTAATTCTCTAAATGAGATTGTTGAATCTGATATTGAAATGGTATTTCATTTAGCAGCAAATGCAGATGTTAGATTTAGTTCTGTTTATCCTGACAAAGATATTAATGATGGAATACTTGCAACTTATAATGTTCTTCGTTGGATCAAACAAAGAGAAATTAAAAAGATTGCTTATTCATCTACTTCAGCAGTATATGGAGATTCAGAAATAATTCCTACTCCAGAAAATAGTTCTTTTATACAAACATCATTTTATGGAGCAGCAAAATTAGCAGGTGAAGGATTAGTACAAGCACATTGTGCCGCATATGATACACAATCTTGGATCTTTAGATATTCATCAATAACAGGTCCAAGATATTCTCATGGATTCATTTATAATTTTTATTCCATGTTGAAAAAGAATCCTAATGAATTATATGTACATGGTGGTAAAGATCAAAGAAAAACATATTTGGATGTAGATGATTGTATAGATGCAATGTTAACAATTGTTAGTAATACTAATAATCCTGTTAATATATTCAATATAGGAAATACAACTACTTGTAGTCTCACAGAATCTATTCCAATTATTATTAATTATATGAAAATTAATCCTGAGATTACTTGGTCGGGCAATGAAGTAGGATGGATTGGTGATAGTAAGATCAATTATTTAGATGTGTCCCGATTAATTTCTCTGGGATGGAATCCAAAATATTCTATACCAGAAACAATTGTTCGTACATTAGATTGGTTAGAAAACAATCAGTGGATCTTGGATGTTAGAGAAGAAATATAATGATATTAACAAAAACTCCTTTAAGAATAAGTTTCTTTGGTGGTGGCAGTGATATACCACAATATTATGAAAACAATGAAGGATTGGTAGTATCAACTACTATCAATCAACACATTTACATTGCTTCAAATTTTTGTGTTGCAGATCATATCAAACTTGTTTATTCTAAAATGGAATATCCAAAAACTATTGATGATATAGAACACGATAGAATCAAAGAAATTCTAAAGCATTATGATATTAAAAATAACATTGAAATTGCTAGTTTCTCTGATGTTCCTACAAAAGGAACTGGACTTGGTTCATCATCTACATTTACTGTAGGACTGATTAATGCTTTACATTATATGAAATATAATTGTGCATTGAGTCCAGCAATGTTAGCAGAATTGTCGTCTTATATTGAAATTGATAGATGCAAACAACCTATTGGAAAACAAGACCAATATGCAGCAGCATATGGTGGATTGAATTGTTTCATATTTAATAAGTATGATGTAGAAGTAAAACCAATTGAAATTAATTTCTTCACTAAACAAAACTTAAATCAAAGATTATTTTTTGTTAATACAAAAACAGATAGATTTGCTTCTGATATATTGGCAGAACAAGTTCAAAATCTATCAGAAAATAAAAAAGTATCTGATGTATCAATATTAGTTGATATGGCAGAAAAATCTATTTCCTATCTACAACAAAACAAATTAGATGACTTTGGTTCATTATTGCATGAATCTTGGAAAGTTAAAAAAACACTATCAACAAATATCACCAATCCTTTATTAGATGAAATATATGATTATGGGTTGAAATCTGGTGCACTTGGTGGTAAGTTGTTAGGTGCTGGTGGAGGAGGATATTTTATGTTCTATGTACCAGAACAAAATCAAAATAAATTCCTTGATTTATTTTCAAATAAAAATCTAGTGAAATTTAAATTTACAGATAAAGGCAGTTCTATAGAGATGTGTTCATGAATAATTATATCATATCTTACCAAAAGATGTTAAATGATGCATTAAATCAAATAAATCTTTTTTCATTGGAAGAAGTAAAACGATCTTTATTATCATGTGCAAATAATAATAAAACAATTTTTGTATGTGGTAATGGAGGTTCTTCTGCTATATCAGAACATCTTTCATGTGATCATATGAAAGGAATTAGAACAGATACTGAAGTACATACTAAAGTTATTTCATTGACTTCTAATGTTTCCTTGTTAACTGCTATTGCCAATGATTTTGGATATGAATATGTATTCAGCAAACAATTGGAATGGTATGGATCAGAGAATTGTGTATTGTTTGTAATATCATCTAGTGGAAATTCAAAAAATGTTGTTACTGCAATTAAAACTGCTAAAGAATTGAATATAAAAACCATATCATTTGTTGGTTTTGATGGAGGAGAATGTAAAAAACTTAGTGATATATGCATTCATGTTAACTCTAACAATTATGGTATTGTAGAAGATTGTCATCAAATATTGATGCATTCTTTAGCACAAGATATTAGATTAGAATATTCTTTTAATAAAAAAATCATACTATAAATCTTATTGACAACAATCTCTGTCTTTGCTATGGTAGATCATAACTCTAACACAGGAATAAAAATGTCAAATAACATTATTACTTTTCCTATTAAAAATAAATCAGTTCCTTCTCCCCCTACAATTGAAGAAGTAAGAGAAAACATTCTCACACAAAAAGAAGAACAGATTGAAGAGATTTCAGAAATCTTAGCAAATCTACTTCTTGAACAAATTGCTAATGCTGGTTTTCATTTATCAAATGATGATAAAACAGTAAAAGAACTTTGTTTTTGCATGGAAGCATTGAAAGCATTGATGTGTAAGTATTATGATATTGAACATCCATTCCATGCATTTGCTAATGCTTGTTTTGAACAAGTAGATGATGATAGAATCGTTTTTATTGCCCCAACCTTCAAAGAAAAAATTGAAATCAAAGAAGAACCAAATGATAATCCTTGATCTAAACAATGTGTTATTTTCTGCTGTTCTTAAAGATTTGAATAAAACATCAGAAATCAATGTTGATTTGTTTCGACATATTGCTCTCAACTCTATTCGTTCTTTGAATGCTAAATTCAAACACGAGTACGGTGAAATGGTCTTTGCTGTTGATTCCTTCAATTACTGGAGGAAACAACAGTTCCCATACTACAAAGCATCCAGGAAAAAAGCACGGGAGAAATCTGAACTAAATTGGACTAAGATCTTTGAATCTTTAGATGAATTGAAGAAAGATCTTCAAGAAGTGTTTCCATATAAATATGTTCGTGTTGATACTGCTGAAGCAGATGATATCATTGCTATAGCATGTAAAAATACAAAAGAACCTATTTTAATCGTTAGTACAGATAAAGACTATTTACAATTGCAAACAAATCCACATGTCAAACAATATGATCCGGTGAAGATGATTATGTTAAAAACAGATGACCCAAAAGCATATCTGTTTGAACATATCGTTCGTGGAGACTCTAACGATGGTGTTCCAAACATTGCTTCTCCTGATAACTGTTTTGTCATTGGACAAAGACAAAGTAGAATCACATCTAAGATGTTAGAAACTTATTCTAATATCGAAAGTAATCCAGAACATTCTCTTTATAGGAATTATGTCAGAAATAAGATGCTTATTGATTTGACACAAATTCCAGATCACATCGAACAACAAATTGTTTTTGAATTAAATAAAGAGAATACTAACGATAGAAGTAAATTGTTTGGATATTTTGTAAAAAATAGGATGAAGAATTTAATGGAACATATAAATGATTTTTGATATAAGAGGAAACCATGAGATTATCAATATCTGAGATTTTAGAGAAATCTCAGGATTTCAAGACAAGAAAAGAAAAGGTTGCTTGGTTACAACGCAATGATAGTCCTGCACTTAGAACAGTTATTAAGTATGCCTGGGATGATAACATCAAATTCTTGTTGCCAAAAGGACCAGCACCATATAAACCTATGCCTACCAATGAGGGACATGGGATGTTATATCATGAAGCAAGAAAACTCTATCTGTTTGTTGAAGGAGGTAATCCAAATCTGAAACAACTTAGAAGAGAACAACTTTTCGTTCAATTATTGGAAAGCATTGATCCAAAAGATGCTGAACTAATAATTAATGTAAAAGATAAGAAACTACCCTACAAAGGACTAGACAGAAACCTAATTAAGGAGGCATTTAAGGACTTACTATGAGCAAATCTCGTAATCAAAAATGGTATGACTATGAAGATGATGATTATTCAGAAAAGAATCGTCGAAAGAAGGACATTGATCGTAGAAAGCAAAAGAGAATGAAGTCTGCTCTTAAAACAAAAGATGTTAGAGCATTATCAGAGCATTCGGACGATTATTGATATGCCATCGTATAAGTTCTTAAATAAAGATACAAACGAAGAGATAGATGTGTTTATGTCTATCTCTGAAAGAGATAAGTATTTACAGGAAAATCCTAATATGGAACAACTTGTAAATGGTGCTCCCAGTATAGGGTATTCTACACTTACCAAGAAACCTGATAGTGGATTCCGTGATGTTTTGAAAGAAGTGAAAAAGAAGCATCGGAGATCAACTATTAACACTTGGTAAAGGTTTAATGCAAGATAAAAAACTAACTAAAAAAGAAAGAAGAATCCTTAGAGCACAAGGAATCACAGTCAACAATGTGATGAATCTAAGTGATATATCACCCAAAACAATGAATCAAAAAAAAGCATTTGATTCATTCCGAAAAAACAAAAATGTGATGTTTCATGGTACAGCAGGTACAGGAAAAACATTCGTTGGTTTATATCTTGCATTAAAAGAAGTTTTACATCATGAAGAACAAGATAAAGTAATTATTGTACGTTCTGTTGTTCCATCCAGAGATATCGGATTCCTTCCTGGTTCTCAAAAAGAAAAAATTAAAGTTTATGAATCTCCATATCAATTAATTTGTACTGAATTATTCAATAGAGGAGATGCATACGATATTCTCAAACAGAAAAATCAAATCGAATTTATATCTACATCATTCATTCGTGGTATAACTATTAAAAATGCCGTAGTAATTATTGATGAAGTTCAAAATATGAATTGGGCAGAAATATCTACAGTGTTAACTCGTATCGGAGAAAATTGTAGAGTTATTATTTCAGGTGATACTAAACAATCAGACCTTTCTGAAAGAGATGGTAAAAGAGATTTATTAAAACTAATTAATGTTTGTAGAAATATGAATAGTTTTGAATTTATTCAAATGACCAGAAATGATATTTGTAGAAGTGGTTTCGTTAAAGATTTCATTATTGAATGTGAAACTTTAGGTTATTAACAGCATACCTGTTATGCATTTTTGTGGTGACAGGTATTGACACCTAAATAGAATTGTGGTATAGTACAGCATAATCGTAATAGGAGATGTAAATGGAACTTACATATACGGGCAAACCTGTGCGAGTTTCATTAAAAGAGTATGACTATGCAACCAATTGGATTATGTCCAGATTGGTATCAAAGAAACTCATGAAGAATATCAGTGTTGAGCTTTCTTTGCGTAAAATAAAAGGTCTCAACGGACAAACTGAAGTTGCAGATGATCGTAAATATCCACGGGAATTCGTGGTTGTTGTAAATCCATATCTATCTCGCAAAAGCCAATTGTCTACATTGGCACATGAACTCGTGCATGTCAAACAATTCGCAACCGGCGAATTGAAAAGTGAATTAAGAGGTACACTACAGAAATGGAAAGATTCGTATGTAGACCATTCTGAAACTGAGTATTTCGATCTTCCGTGGGAGGTTGAAGCTTGGGGCAGAGAACATGGTTTGTATGTACGATATCTAAGACATCTGCATGAGGAAAATATATCATTCTAAATCCCTGAGAAATCAGGGATTTTTTTCTGATTGACTTCCATCTTGAAGTTTGCTATAGTAGGAAAATCAAAGGAGAAATCACATGATGAAATATGTGCTTGATCTTTATCCAGAAGACTTACCGGATAATTGTATCTCCGAATGTTCAGCATCAGGAGATGTTACTGAAGCAGTAAATTACTGGCAACAGCAACTCAATTTTGTTGTTGACAGGAACGATGCAATCGTATATCTTAAATCTACTGGTGGTTGGTCAGAAGATGAATTGAAAGATTTGTCTGATGATGAACTTGCGCAGAAGGTTCTTTGGATCGCATGTTGCGATTTCAAGGAAGGCAACGATATGTTTTATCTTGGAGCATAATATGCCTCGTAAAACCATACAAGTGACTACCGTTGTAGAAATGGCAAATAACTATTTGCGAAACTCTCAGGATGATAACGATAAGGAACGATTGGTTCTTGCGTCTTTTGTAGAATCTATCCTACATAAGACAGACCAATATGGTGGATTTGCATATCTTACTCATGATGATATGCGCAATTCTAATGAGGGTAAGTCTATAGGTATTGAGTTTACTGAGGAACATGATCCGGTGTATCACGACCAATCTCGTAGACGATATTGGGTGAAGAATCACCGAGATCATCTTGGTAAGCAAGTTCTGATAACTGAGTATTAATGGGGAGTTGCATCTTCATCTTTTCCTAAGAGTCATGCACTGACTGCATATCTGGTCTACACGGCAACATAAGTTGCCCAAAAAAAGTGTTTGACTCTTATGAAAAGGTTTGGTATAGTTCTTGTATCAATAACGGAGAACTTAAATGTCTGGAATTGAGATTCTTGCTTCGGATTCTCGTGGAGTATATGTTCCGCAATTCTTTGCGGAGTATTGTTCCGACAACTGGAACGGCATTCATCCTGATGATTTGCAAGTTCTGGTTGAAGGTCCGGAGAATGAATGGTATTGGGAAACTTGGGATTCTGTTCTTACAACTGCAAAGTATGTTGACAAGAATGGAAAGGAGTGGTACCTTTACCAGGATGGTGATTTGTTTGCCATCTGTGATGAACTAATGACGGATGAGGAACGAGAGAACTTCGGATTCTCTGATCATTAATTCATCAGTACTACCACATAGTTTAGTGATCTAAAACACTAAGTTGTACTTAGGAGCGTGGGTTTAAATCCCACTGTGGTAGTATCAAAAAAGTGCTTGACTTTTCTTAAAAGACCTGCTACTATACAGGACACTTGAGAAGGTCAAGCACAACGTCCACATCGGCACCATTTGTTGTTATACAATTGATTGCCGTGAACAGAGTAAAATGCCTTTATTTTGCTGGTGTGGACTTTGTGCTTGACATCTTATGTAACTTGATGTAAGGTACATTTATAAACGACGGGAGATAACCTATGTCGCATGAAATCGAGACGATGGCCTATGCTCACTCGCAAGGGTCTAACCTTGAACAGTATCAGACTCCTTGGCATGGCCTTGGTGTTCCTGTTCATAACGATCTCACTCCTATGCAGATGCTAGGAAAGGCTGGACTTGATTGGACAGTTGATCGGCATCCGCAGTTCATCCAGTTGGGTGAAGAGAAGATTTATACCGGTAAGGATGTGCTTGTTCGTTCTTCGGACAATCGTATTCTCACTCATATTTCTTCTGATTGGGAGCCTGTCCAGAACACTGAAGCATTTGAGTTCTTCACCGAATTCGTTGCTGAAGGTGATATGGAAATGAACACTGCTGGTTCACTCAAGCAGGGTAACATGGTTTGGGCCTTGGCGAAAGTTAAGGACTCATTCTCAATCCTTGGGGATGATCAAGTAGATTCATATCTACTCTTTTCTAATCCTCATGAGTATGGCAAGTGCGTCGATGTTCGATTCACTGCCATCCGTGTTGTGTGCAACAATACTCTGACTCTTGCCCTTGGGCAAAAGAAAGATATGGTTGTTCGTCTGAATCATCGTCGTAAGTTCGATGCTGATCTTGTGAAGCAGACGCTTGGCATTGCTAAGAACAACATGGGCTCCTATAAGGAGATGGCAGAGTTTCTTTCTCGGAAGAAATTCAGCGTAGATTCTCTAAAGGAGTACTATCAGACTGTGTTTCCTTCTACTTCAAAGAAGGACGATGCTGAAGATAAGTTGTCTCGTCCCGGACAGACTGCTTATGATGCACTCGATACACAGCCCGGTGCAGATTTCGGTCGGGGTACTTGGTGGCAGGCATACAATTCTGCTACCTTTGTTATTGACCACGTTCTTGGTCAGTCGCAAGATACCCGATTGACTTCTGCTTGGTACGGTCCAAATCGTCAGAAGAAGATTCTGGCACTGGAAAAGGCAGTGGACTTTGCTGAGGCTGCCTAATCAAGAAACCCCTGGGGAAACCTGGGGGTTTCTTTTTATGTGCAACAATCGACAACTTCAAAAGAGTGTTCTGTATATAAAGTCTGCCTTCACAGGACCAATGTAATATACAAAACACTCTTGGTTATCGACAACTTCAGATTCCGTAGTCTGAGCAAATCCTGCTTGACAACATCTATGATATATGTTATATTATAGTCATGCAAAAGAAAGGGAACGAAATGACCAGACCTTGGGGCACATACACCCTTACTATTACCAAAGATGGTAATGTAGTAAAGACCGTGGAATATACAAAAATGAGTGGTCACGCTATGATGGATGCTGCGTTTTATTGGCGCAAACAATATCCTGAAAAAGATGGGTATAAGGTTGACTGGTAAATATTTTAACTCAAACAATTGAATACTGCGAGATGAATAATGGCAAAATACTTAAACGATTCTTCGGTTTTAGAAATAATAAATTCTGTAGAAAAGATTATTGAAATAAGAAATGTGATATACAAAAACCATGAAATAGATATTTTAGAAACTGATACTATAAGTCTGACGAAATTTTTTGTAATAATACGGTCAATAGACCCTAATTACAATTGCAACTATAGTAGAAATGGTGAAGATGGAAAAACGATAGTTGATAACAAAGAAATCAAAATAGAGACCAAGACTTCTAAAATAAATAAAGGCAAAGCTTCTTTTGCTTTTCATGCAAAAGGTCTAATCAATCACGATCTTTATATATTCAATGTGTGGCATAAAGAAAATCTAACACCTTTACGCACATATTATGTTAGAAACCCAACTAATGTTAAAAAATTGAATGATACACTTCAGAATTTATCGGAAGAATGGCAAAGAAAACCCGCCACAAAAGCTGGTTATGATGTAATTAGAATTCATGAGAATCTTCTAGAAAGCATGATTGAAAAAACAGAAACTGTTAATGGATGTAAGGTTCACTATTTATGAGAAATAGAAAACAAAAAGAATATTTAGAATATTATCCAACACCATTTCCTGCTATTGAATTAGCTCGCCCTCTTCTCGATGTTAATAAAAAATGGTGGGAACCATGTGCTGGAGATGGAAGGATACTAGAGTATTTTGACAATGTGATTTTAGGAACTGATATCAATCCAAAATCTCCAAAAGTATTACAAGGAGATTTTACTTTGATGTCTAAACCAGATAACATTGATGGTGTTATTACAAATCCACCATTTACTTTAGGATACAGCCTTATAAAAAAATGTTTATATGAATGGAAAGTTCCTTGCTTGCTTTTGCTTAGAGTTGAATATATAGCAGCTAAAGCAAGACAAGATGTTGTTAAACATTTAGTTGAAATGCATATCGTTTCTGATTTGATAAAATTTGAAACTGAAACTGGTAGAATTGTTAATGGAAATGGCACGGGAAGATGTGCATGGATGTTATTTGACCCAAAACAATTACCAGAATATATTCGAATGAAATATGTTTTGTATAAATCTTTTCCTGCTTGACATCCATCCTACCCTGTGCTATAGTATGTTCATCGTTGAAAAGGAGATACGGGATGACTTATCTTGTTACACTGATCAACTTTGGCACTCCCATCTACCGTGGAAACGATATCGTTTCTGCGATTGAGAAAGCAGAGAAGTCTGGTTTTGAATGTTCTCTTGCTTATATCATGGATGGAATTGCAGAGCACTTTGAAACTTACTCCCCACTAAATGGATGGCATTAATTTGCCATCCTTTTTTTATATAAATAGGAAACTAAAATGAATAACGTAACTATTATGATTCAAGATGTAGGTGGCAATTGGATGCCAGTTCGCATTATTGAAAACTTAAACGATAGGTATGTAATTCAACAGATGAAATTGACACAATCCAGTTTTGCTGGTAAACGTGTCAAGGCAGTTGATAGTAAGGGAAACCTAATAGACCTATTGGGGTAAGCAAATGTTCAAGGTAGTGCTAATCGAATCTGAGGATTGTTTCACAGTCCATACACTTTTTCGTTCTCGTGTAGAACGAGATTGTTGGAACTTTATTAAATTCCGTCTAACATCACCTTCTAAAACAATTCGTGATATAGGACGGGAACTTCATGTCCACAATTCTCTCAATGAGTTTTGTGAACAACCCGAAGAGATTCGTCTTTTGAAAAATGCAGCATATCTAACTCCTGCACTTGACAACCGACGATTTTGTGGTATGATGTAATTGTCTTCAACGGAGGAATCAATGATCACTATTACCGTATTTGATAATACCAAGACTCGGATTGTTGCACGAATCAATGGTGCAATGAAAGAGATTCAATCAACGATTGATAGTCTTCTTTCAAACAATCAAAAGTTCACAATCGAGGTTCGATAATGTTTACCATTATACCCATGAATGAGAACTTTGATTACACATATAGTGATTCTTTAGAAGACGCAAAGAAGGTAGCAGAAGGATATGATTGCACTTGTGCGATTAAATCTGAACGAAATGTCATTATATGTGTTTTTCTATATGATGAATGGGTAACATATCATTGAACTAAATTGGGGGACTTCGGTCCCCTGATTCTTTTCAATTTAATTTCTCATAGAAGTCTGTTATATTCATGTTTGATTTATCTGAATGTGAAATTAGTATCTGATTTATAACTGCCAAATTGTTTTCTTTCCAGAACTTCAGAAACTTATGTACCCTCGGAATATCAGGAACAATGTCTTCTGTTTGCCAAACAAACTCGTTGACAAGCATCGGATAATCTGGAATATAATAGAATATGTCTAATGTGACTAGACTTGTTTTTCTAAGTATCAGCATACATCTATTTATATGAAAAAAGTGCTTGACAAATACAGAGAGGTATGTTATTATAGGTACATAATCAAGGAGGGACAAAAATGGCCTTCACTGATCCGATGTTTCAACTTGGAATGAGGTTGACTATGCAATACTCAGAATTCACGGATACCGTAGTCCGAGTGGTTAGACTTATGGAGAAAGAAAAGTCTGTTCATTATGCTCTCGGATATATGATGCAATCATATATTTCACTTGCTAGTCGTACTAATAGATTGGAAAGTGAACTGGAACATATGCAACAATTGGAGAGGGGATTGCGAGATATGCAATCTAGCATACCCACCTCTCAACAAAGTGCTTGACTTGAACTAAACCCTGTGCTATAGTATGAACATAATGATGAGAAAGGGAACAAAAATGACTATCACTCTTACTGCTAATGAGAAGCTTGCTCTTCGTGGTATTATCTCTAGTCAGTTTCACGATGGTAAGCACCCGGTTGGTAATCCTGTTTGGTCGCATTCTTGCAACCTCTTTGAAAAGAAGCGGTCATTTGCTGGTTCTACTTCTTCTCTTGTGAAGAAGGGACTGGCAGTTAAGGATGGTGTTGGTGAAGACGCAACTCTTACCATTACCCAACTTGGATATGATAGTTTTATGGCTGCTGAAGCACCCCAGAATACAGTTGATGCTTTGAAGCAGAATGCTGATGAGAAGAACGAAATGGCAGAAGCAGCATAACTCAAACGAGGCGGGAACTTCGGTTCCTGCCTTTTTTGTTACCTAAATACCATACACAATATGGAGAACATCATGAACACATTCTATATGCTAGTTGGATTGCCAGGAAGTGGAAAAACAACATGGTGCCAGAACTTCAAAACTGACCAACCCACCACAATCATATCTACAGACGATATCATTCAAATGATTGCCGATAAACATCGATTAACTTACAATCAGATGTTTGACGATTTATCATATTCATTTGCAGAAAAGGTATCACATAAGATTGCACGATATGCATTTGATAGAAATGATGATGTGATATGGGACCAAGTTAATTTGACTTTCAAATCACGTGCAAAGAAACTTAAACTAGTTCCATCACATTATAAAAAGATTGCTGTATATTTTGATAATCCAACTGACTTAAATGAGAGATTAAAGAATAGACCTGGAAAGATAATTCCCGTAGAAGTTCTTTCTAGAATGATTGTGACTCGTGATTTTCCATTAAAAGAAGAAGGGTTTGATGAAATACAGTTTGCCCAAAATGAAAGGAATTGAAATGACTGAACTTGCATTGAGAGATTTTTGTGCTGTTATTGATGGGACTATGACTCCAGAATTATGTGAGCAATTAATTTCATTATTTGAAAACAACCCGGAACTTCACCAACGTTTTGATTTAAACAAAACACCAAACTTCACACAACTAAATTTCACACAACATAGTTCTATTGATACTGCTTTACATAATAAGGTTGTTGATCATTTGATTGCTGCTGTTCAAGTTTACAGAAAGAATGTGCCAGAAACATTTTTTTGGAAACCTGGATTTTCTTTTGAACAAGTACGAATTAAGAAGTATTTGAATGATGGAAATGATTTGTTTGATACCCATGTTGATGCATCATCATCTGAAACAATGAAAAGGTTTTTTGCTT